ATGAACAATTCTACCAACTTTAGTATAAGCTAATTGATTATAAGCCCCATTTAATGTAAATGTCGCTCCAGGGGCTGTATCGGTGAGAGTTTCATCACATACTCCTTCCTCATAATCATCGAAGGTGTTTGCGTCACTCGCCTCACAATCCTTCCCAAATTTTAAACCACCATTACCCGCACCTGCAAATTCTATATGAGCATCTGCACCGTTTTGGTGAATCAGAAGTCCAACTGTCTTATCGGCTGATGCGTTTTCGTTTACAACTTTGAGAAGATTTCTTGAACTGGTGTTATCAGCTGAATCAGAATGCAAATATGCAATCCCGCCTGTTGTTAGCGCATCTGCACCGTTTATTTGTAATACATTACCTGAGTTTGCAAGGGGGCCATCAATTCTCAAAACAGCTTCTGAAGTTGAGTCACTATCAATGAATAGAGCTTCCTTATTACCATCCTGATTTATAGAAAGACCATATCCCGCACCAGCTTGGTCAATTTTGATTCCAACAGCAGCAGCATTTTGGTCAATTAATAAACAAGTCGCCCCAACCGCACTAGCATGATTATTTTGAACGACAGCAAGATTTCTTGCGGTATTATCATCTGAATTAGAATAGAAATAAGCAGCTTTACCTGTTGTTAAAGCATCAGCTTGTATAAATAATCCATCATATGCTGTTGCTTCTGTAACAATATCTAAAGCATTGGAATCAGTATCATCCATATCTATAAACAATCGTGAATCATTAAGAATTAAATCATCACCAGATGTATCCCAAGTCATATTTGAACTTGCAGAATCTCCGTAGAAGATAACATCGTGACCTAAATCATCAGCACCAACGGTTAAAGCTCCAATAAGTGTCGCTCCAACTGTACTGGTATTAACTGTTAATACAGCTGTACCATTAGCCTTTGAAACTTCAAATGCATTCGCATCATCTGAAGCTGGTATTATTTCTATTTTGCTTGTCGCTACTTTCATACCAATAGCGGTACTTGAATCACCATCGGTAATAGCAACTAAAGTGTTTCCGTTTAACCCGCCATCAGGCAAAGATAATAATTGCTCATAACTAGCAGCAATCGTTGAACCTGTTAAACTTGCCATTATATTTTCCTCATATTAAAATTTTTCATCCTGTATATTCTTCCCATTTAACTGTGTTTTCTTCCCAGTCAAGTCGATTTATATTCCATATAACATCATATACTGACCTTAAAAAGTTACTCAAAGTTCTTTTCCAAACAATCGGCATACTAAGCTTTCAATGCTACTATATTTGTAGCTGTTGTATTAGTTGCGTTAACCACAGTTGCCCTCACTGGCAACATTTGACCGCTTGCTACATTTTTAAACACTATATTAGTACCACTTGTTACACAATCTAAACTAATATCTCCACCAACTCCAATATGAAATGCTTCATATGTAGCCCCTAATGAATGGTCTGAACCTCCATGAACAGCTGTAACAGCGAGAGCTGTTCCATATAACATATTATTTAAAGCATTCTTTGTATCATTAGTATCTGAATCTATAGTAGTAAGTAAAGCTTCATTTGCAGCATGGTCTACGTTTGCTGCAGTTAATAATGTTTCCATAGCTGCTAAATCAACAACCATCGCATCTAATACTGCGTTGTCAGTAGAACCAAGGTCAACTACTCCTATAGTGTTTGAACCAGCAGGAAGAGCGGCAACCACATCTACTTGCATTTGAGTAGAAACAGCACCTGCGATTGTAGCTAAATGAGCGACTCCATCATCATCCGTAGCGATTGTAACTCTTTGAGTTGTCGAAGTAATTGTACCTTCAGCAGCTTGATTAACTGCTTCTACAGCCGTCTCAATAGCTTCAGTATCAATCTTAATTGTATCTAATACAGCATCTATTGCATCTAATACCGCATTGTCAGTTGTTCCAAGATTAGCCGTTACAGTACCATCTACAGTAAGAGCACCACCACCGTCATCAACACTTACCACACCCGTTGAATCATTGGCGATTGTTACTCTTAAAGCAGCAGCCTCTGTACCACCACCTATTGTTACTCTATCCCATGTACTACCATCATAGCCCATAAGCATGGACATAGCTGATGTAGTTGTTGGATTAGCGAAATTATCTGAAATTGCAGAAGCTGCGGGAAATTCGCTGTCTACAGTTACAGATACGGAATCAGCAAGGTCTACGTTTAACGCATCCTCGCCTGAGTTTAAAACCTTGTTTAAAACTTCCTTTGCTTGATATTTACTAGGCACTGCCATAATTTAATCCTCTATTTCCCTCCACCACCGTCTTTTAAGACCATTTATTGCATATTGGGTGGCATAATCCGTCTGGGGCCACCAACTTTATCTCTCTTCTTGCTTCCATATTTAATTAAACATTCTTTCCATTTTCTTTCATGCTGACTGGAAAGATTCATTAAAACAGCAGATGCATTAGCATCCGACACAGACAGAAGACCTGCTCTATCCATATATAATTTGCACTTAACATAATCTACCAAAAAGGAATGAAGTGTATTATCTATATCTGGTGTATCTGCAATCGTCGAAACAGCATTCGGTTCTGCCATATAGTGAATTAAGAATCCCTCTATAACAGACTCATCAATGCCCTTCCAATCTCCTAATTTTGAATGAACGCTTGTAGAATCGCTTCCTTTTGTTGTAACAACAGCTAAATGATCGTCTTGAATAAACCAAGCCATATCATCTTCTGGATGCTTATGATTACTGTTTTTTGTACCAGTTCCGTCAGTAGCTGTTGAAATAGTAAATCCAGCATCTATATTAGCAGCATCTGTTACTGAACCTCTTACTGCATTTGTTACCGTTAACGTAGCAGTATCTCTTGAAGAACCAAAATCAGCAAGTGCGTCAAGAGCTGAATTAACCGCTGTAGCAACAGTAGCCGCACTCGCATCTGCGGATATATTTACTTCTACTCCAGTTGAAGATAGTCCCGATGGTTCAGTACTTGCACTCCCTACATCAATCCATACATGATAATCATTTTGTTCAAAATCTGTACCCATTCCTGAAATAGTAAAATATTTACCACTTAAACTTGAGCTTGAATCAGCTACACAAAGAACTGTTGTTACTTCTTGTGCTAATACAGCCATTATGTTATATCCATTTTAAGTACTTCATTATCAAGAAGCCTTGGTATTCTTATATAATCACCACTACTATCTTTAAGATCAACTCGCATTACTTTATTTACTTCAATACCAGCATTAGTATCGCTTAAAGTATACCACATCTGATCCTCTACAGCATCGGCTTTTGCATATTCAATTTTTGTTTTGTATTTACCAGCCTCAACCAGCGCCTCATTTATTAAAGCCATAATATAAGTTTCTGGCGCATCGGAAAAGACTTGTCTTATCATTGATATAATTTTTTTAACAGTTAGAGAATGAACAGCCATTAATCTGAATCCCTTCCAAGCATACCCATATGCTCCCAATTTCTTGTTTCATCTTCCCAAATAAAATTCGCATCTTTCCATCCACCACTTAAAATCCAAGTAATAGACGGAAGTGATACCGATGTAAATGAAGGTGTAGTTCCTAAAGCAGTCACAGACATTGATGGTGTAGTTGGCAAAGCAGTTACAGACATCGATGGCGTTGTTCCTAATGCATTAGAAGACCAAGATGGTGTAGTGGATAATGTTACTAAAGTTTTAGCCATTATTAGCCAGCCCTTAAAAGTTGTATTCCTCTATCATAGTCAGCTTGTAATTTCGCTTGTTGAGCCTGATACCATTTATATTTTTGTTCTTCTCTTTGCATTCTAATTTGAGCTTCTTGAACATATCCTTGTGCTTCAGATAGCGAAGCATTGATTTCTTTAACTCTCATATCGCCAACTGATGTCCATTCCTGAATATGAGTTTGCGCTCTTTGCATTTCAGTCGATGCAACACTTAATGCAGCTTGAACTATTTCCACATCTTCATTTGCCAATGCTCCATAAGCATCAGTGGTAGCTGATGGCTGATCACCATTTATTAAATCTGATGCTTGATCTAATGCATTTTTAGCTCTTGTAAGTTGAGAATTAGCAGTTAAATAAGTTTCTTCATCTCCGAAAATAGATTCAGTAGCAGATTCAAATTTATTATTTGCGGATTCTGCCTGATCTAATGCAGCTTTTAAATAGGTAAGCGCAGTTGTAATAGCAGTAAGGGTCATCATACCACTCATATTCTGTTGTAATGCTTTTATAGCAGCATATATTGTAACCAAATATTCAGCTTCATTTGGAAAATTTGTTATAGTACTAATAGCACTAGCGTCTAATGGGGAGGACTGACTATATGTAGGCATAGAAACCAAAAGGCCAGCTCCAGTTGGAAGAATATTAAACTTACCATCTTTAATATAATATGCTGGATCTGATGTGGTAGCATATTCCATATCACTACTATCAGCAACTCTACCTCTTTTACTAGCTGGTATACGACGACAAGGCTGATCTATTGTTGAATCACTTCTCAACATATGAAGTACCTTATGCCCCTCAGAGGTGGTAGTACCAGTAGTAACAGCTGTTTCTTCCGCTACGCGCTCCTGCATAGAGCGAGGCATAGCATTAATAACTTCATTAGCACCTTCTGTGATAAACGAATCTAAAGCAGTTTCGTCACTAAAAGTACCAACTAAGTCTACTACTTGTACGCTAAATGTTGCCATTTACTAATATCTCTTTCCATTTGCTCTTGCTCTAGCTCTTTTAGCAGCAGCTTTACCTTTTTTAGTATATGAATACTTTTTTTTCTTGCCAGATTTAGTCTTTACTGTAGGCATATTAAAATCCTTTCCACCGATTATCGGCTTTATTCATTCTATCAAAACTTTCTTCATAGGAAATAGTATTAAACTCTACATCGGTTCTTTTACCAACTTCACTTATAATAAATGAATTAGTAGTAAACTTCGGAGGAGTAGCTCTTTTTCCACACCCTCTACAATAAAACCAGTTTTCTGGATTCGGTTTATCGCAATGTTGACACTTAATCTTAAGCACCACTTACTACCATAGTCATAATCTTATCACCTTTTAATGCACAATGCGATATAGATATAACTTTATTGTTAGTAGAATCTAATCCTGCTATGTGGTCATAAACATCTTTCGCAATCTGACCAGCACTTTGTGTTTTAGTTCCTGGTTTTGGATCGTGAATAAATACTTTTACATCTGTATTTCCTGAAACGTAGTCAGCCATTTTCTATTTCCTTAATTTAAATTTTTAGGATTTTTGGGGCTAAACCTTTATACGAATAGCCCCACAGTATCCAAAACTGTTATCTTTTATTAACTAAAAGCAATAGTTGAAGTTGCTCCAGTGCCTTCTTTTATACCATTAACTTTAACAAGCCATTCGCCTTCATTCTTACAATAAAGTAGGAAGTAGCTTCCTGTCATTCCCCATCCACCATTGGTAGCTGAGGGAGTTATTGTAATTACGGAATCCGCTGCAACAGATGAATCTTGTTGAGCTGGAATACCAGTACCAATACGAATTTCTTGATAAGGTTCATACGTATCACCGCTTGCCGCAGTTATCGTCATTGCGTTAGCTGCGTCTGCATCAGCAGTTTGCACCCAAGCAATAAACACACCAGCTTCTGCCGCTGGTAAAACGATTGCCGATGTAGCATCTGCCAACCATCCTGATGTATACTCGTAGTTTTTAACTAGAGTTATACCAGCATCTACAGTTGCATCAGTAACAGCTAACGATGTTAGCTCAGCATTACGGACTAAATCCTGCCATTTTTCACTTGCGAATGCGATGTCCTTGGAGTGTAATACGTTTGTGAATTTCCCGTAGTCTCCACTATTTTTATTGATTACGCTAGTTTTCATATTCTAACCTCCTAAAATTCTACACTGTAAAGTGAGTGAGATTCAGGTAATGTAACTTCTAAACCCGCTTCGGTTAGAATCATATCTTTTCTCAAGTCTTCATCAGCGTTTTGAACATTAGATAATATTGCTGTGTCACGATTGATACCATTTCCAACTAGTGGACGGTATGCAACTTGACTCATATCAATCATAGCCATGAAATTAGCACTCATACCTCTAAACAATGGTTCTTTGACCAAGTGCATTGTACCATGAATAGTTTCAATGGTAAATATCTTGTGACCAAATGCACCATCTCGTTCTGACATATTCATGCGATGCGGTGATTGATTTGGTTGTGTCGCAGAAGCACTTAATGCTGCGTGAGCATTATGAGCCATACTTGTGCTTAAGAATGAATCTTTGCCAAGTTTGTTAAAGTAACTAATTACAGGAAGACCTGCAAGAACTAACTTTTCACTTGCACCACCACGTGCTGGATCGAACATTACTTCCATGTCTGAAAGCAATCTGTCATAGGTCAATTCAGAATCTTCTACACTTCTGAAGTAAGGTACTCCAGATGAGTATGAAAGAGCAGCATCGCCAATTTGTGCGACACCATTTTTTAGTATGTGACCAACAATACCTTCTGTGTATTGAATTGAACTTACTCTTGCTTTTTGACCAAACAATAAAGCTCTTTCAATATCAACTTTATGCTCACGAAGTTTTAGAGCCCAAATGCGCTCCCATTCGTTTGCATATCCGCGATAGCGTGTTGCAATCGCTGTGTTTGACATTTCGCAAGCCGTTTTAAAGATCTGCGTATAGCCGTAATTATCTTCAATTTCATTAGACCATGCATCTGGAGATGCTGAACCTTCTTGAAATGAAGTACCAATTACTTGACACATGTCATTATTTGTTAAAACATCCTCTCCGCTAATAGCACCGCCAGAGTTAGTTAAAGAAGAAAAGTCAATAACTTTTCCAGTGAAAGTAGTAGAACTACTACCTACAACGGGACTAGTTTCAACTCTAACTAAAACCTGCGAGTAACCAGCAGAAGAGTTTGGTTTGGAACTTCCAGTAAGCGATGCTACCGAAAATACCATGCCTTTTATTAAGAACCCAGGTGCGGTTCCACCAGAAACGCTTCCACCCGTTGTGCTATCTGCATCAACTGTGAATGCGTACTGACTACCAGCTACAACCGTTCCAGGCGTAGCAGCTAGTAAGAAATCACGACTAGACCAATCGACTTTTGAACGATTTTCTAAGAATCGAAATACAGGATCGTCCGTTGGTACTTTTGCAACTTTTGAAAGATATACAAAAAACGGCGATTCCTCTGGTGCCAATTCGGCAACCCGATCTGAGAAATCGTATAATCGACGGCGGTCAGGCGCTTGTCCTACACCAGCACTTGTGGCGGCAGCTGTAATATCATAACTGGATTTTACTCCTTGTGTAACAGCCATTTGTTACCTCCTATTTGATTATATTAATTAGGGAATTCTCCCTGCTTGCCCAGCTTGCAAAATTCTATCCCAAGCAGAATCCTGTTCATTCTTTCTTGGCGCTTCACCGCCCTGAAGAATCCCAGCTGTCTTAGGAATGCTTTGAGTCGCTCTAACTGCTTCCATATTTGGAGAAACATTGTCAGTTCCTTTATTATAATATTTACGATAAACATCGATTAAAAGATCAATCGGAAGTTGATCTCTCGGTGTGGTCGCAAATTCAATAAAATCACTGATATCCTTTTCATCCTGCATATTATAGTTGCTAGATAACTCATTGCGCAAATTCTGCAACGCAACTTGGCCTTGTATCTGAGACATATGTTGTCCAACAGCCTCATCTACCAAAGCCTTCTCCTGAGTCGTTCTCATTTTATATGAGGCAGACTCTGGTTTGTAATAGGCTTCCCATGGGTCAAAAGACGATTCATCAATTACATTAGGATCATCTTCTTCTCGTATAGTTTCTTGATTACTTTTTCCTTCCAACTTATCTCTTATTGCCTCAACCACATCAGGTCTTGTTTCAAGAACTTTTTGTAGTTCAGACATTGGAGCAAGTTGCTTATAATCATTTTGAAGACTCTCATAATCAGCCTTTTGTTTATCGTACATAGACTGAAACTTGCGAGTTTCATTTTCCCAATCAGTAGCAAAATTAACCTCAGATTCGTCACCTTCTTTAGTAATTAAATTAGGTGCTCGTTTATTTCCTTGGTCAATTACGCCATCTTGAACACTTGGGATTTCAGATGCCAATTCAACATCTGGCATTGATGTTTCCAAGCCTTCGCGTGTTGTTTTACCAACACTTTGTTCAACTACACTATTTTGCACTTGATCTTCCATATAACCTCCTTTTAGATTTCTTCTTTGATTCGAACTCTACCTTTAGATATTTCGAAGAAGCTTAACCTATGATTATTGTTTTCTTTGTGCGCTCCCTTTCTTAGAGGAGCTCCCTTTATTTGCCTTTTGTACAACTAACGCAGCTTCGGCACGAACATCCGCTTTATCAATCACACCTTCTAGTTTACTAAGCTTGACTCTTTCCTTATATTTCGCCTCAGAGGCAATCTCATTCAAATCGGTCTTGAATTTCTCAGTGATAACCTGTTTCTTAGCATGGACAGCTTCCCTGTCAGCCGTTTGCAGATCACCAGTAAGTTCTTTTATCTGACCTTCTAGTTGTTGTATGTATGATTGCATTTTCGCCATCATACCTTTGCGTTTTAGTACACCTTCTTTGTCGTAGATCTCAGTTTTCTTTAAGACCTCGACATCATCTACCAATCCCAACTTATAAGCCTCAAGATACATCTGATATTCAGCTATCTTGTTTGACGGTAATGTTGAGCCCGATATAATACGAACGTCATGTTGACCTAAAGAAATATCATTTTCTATGGTCTTTAGTTCGTTGGACTTATCATCATACAACCTATTATTAACTGAAAATTCAGTTAAATCATTATTCGGCTGCACGACTCTAAATGTTTTCTGGAATGTATAATGTCCTTTTGCATAATTATATATGCATCTTCCAAGTTGATTCAAACTTCCTTCAATATCCTTTAGCTTAGAACGCCCACGACTTTCTCCCATCTCCGAAAGCATAGCCGTTCCGCGTACAGTGTCGGGAGCTTTCTCTTTGAAACCTTGCATCAACTCAGGTATTCCAAAATTTAAATCTATATAATGTTCTACTCTGTCTATTAAATGATAAAATTCACCAGCGAGTGGTTGCGGAGCAGGAAAATGAGGCTCCCCAAACTCTGGATTATATTCTAATACAGCATTAGGATTAGCCCAATCCCTTTCAAGCTGCCCTACATCATCAACACTTCCTTCGGGTACAAGAAGCTTAAGTCCAGCAGAAGCCTGCGCATGGCTAAGTGTCAATGAAAATAATTTGTTTATAAGTCGTTGAGAATCTTTAACTTTTGTAACATCTGATTTTGGATATGGAGTATTAGTCCAAATATTTGGAACTGGAATAATAGGATATATATCAGTATTTAATAATTGCTGATATAATAAATGTTGTCCCATAGTTGCCACTACTTTAACACGGGTTTGCATTATTTCGACAGCTTCTATTAATCCAGATTCTATTAGATGTGCGTTTTCACTGGCTACCTGTTCAAAAGTCTCCATATCAACAACTTTTTCTTCACCATTCTGTTTATTAAAAAGCCTATAATAAGGAACTTTTATTTTTTCAAATCTTTCTAAAACCCTGTATCTTTCATATCCTCCTCGATCACTATCTTTGACTATATCTGGAGTAAATGATTGTGATGAGTTTTTTCTGGATGAAGAAGGATAATCTTCCTCATCACTCATAGTATCTATTTCTGGAAGAAATTCAGAAAGTTGGGGATAAAAAGAAAGTACTTGATCTTTTGTTAATATAGTTGATAATATAATGGCGGTGGCATCGTTGAAGTACCTGTTTCTCGCAGCAGGATCAACATATACTCTAAAAGGATTTACATTGGTAAACTTGACATCGCCCCTGCCGAAATCCGCCTCGGGGTCTAAATATACATAAAAATATCCCATACCAGCGATTGCATAATCGTGGACAGACTGCTTAAATTCCATGTCACCATCAGAAATATCCCATATATACTCAAGTATAGTTTTCCAAACTTGAGCAAGTTTATTATCTGAGTCTTCTCTTCCGATAGCAGAGAACTTAGGATTCTTTGATGTTAATAAGGATTTGAGCTTATCAACGGCAGCATATACTCTATCAATAATAAAATCGCCCTGACCAATTGCACTCAGGGTATCTGATTCATCTTGAGTATAGTGATTTCCGAGAACGAAATCTATTGCGTCACGGGCTTCTTCGTCCCAATCGACACGAGCATCCCGCCATCTACGCCACAAATCCAAATTCTTTTGAGCCTCGTCAACTTCGACGAGATTTTCTTCATTAGCGATATCGATATCTCCTAACTATATAATTTGTCTTACTTATAATATAAGCATAAAAGGGTACAATGTCAAGTGTTTTTTTTATTTTTTTCACATTCTTTGCCCAGTAATCCAGTTTCTCACTATTTTTCTTGCTAAAAACTCCTTTTTTTCATCTACTTTGCCTTCAAAATTCTCAGCGTCAAACTTTCTGCTCAATGGAGCTCTGGCGTTTATAATCGAATACCAAATGCCGTCAAGCAAATCATCGTTCTTTCCTTTAGGGAAATGAAACATTTCGTCCACTATTTCATTATGTTGCTTTTTCATAAAAAACTTGCCACGATTTACAAGAGGACAAAGCAATGATTCAAGCCTATCTTCTTTTTTAATTCCAGTAGGCGGTCTAACACCGCGAGCAATACCAGGAGCCATCTTTCTATCTTTCCCCGATAGAGCATTAACAGCATCTTTTATAATTCCTTGAGCACCTACATGTTCCACATTCGCCCTTCGCATTGGTTGATACTCTTTAGCATATTGAAATATCTTTCTAGGCATATCATAAAGAGGAATATGTTCGTGAAATATATCAATCACATAAACATTCTTATCGCTATCAATTCCAGCTACCACGATTACTTGATAATCATGTTTGGCAGAAGATTCATAAGCCAAGTCAACGCCCATATAAACATTAACTGGAATAGCATCTTCCTTGGTAATTATATATGCTTGATTATTCTTTGCTTTAAATTCACCATCATAATAATTTATCTTATCTATTTTAAATTTAGCTGTTTCAAGATCGCGAGCATCATTCATATACTCCTGTGCAAACTTATGGAGTTGCCCTACGTTCTCATAATCTTTTCTTATGCTTAAAATCTTTTCTTTTGGAAAATAAGAAGGCCAAAGCGGTTTACCATCCTCAAGCGCACGATGAAACATAATCTGCCAAGTATAATCTTCTTTATTTTTTTTGGCCTCTAAATATCCATCATATATAGCCTGCAAAGCAGAGTCATAATGAACAATCGTACCTACAAGCCATATTGCACCTTCATTACCTTTCGATTCTTCCAATGCTGGATATACCGTTGACATGAGCCATTCTTTAACTTCACGCCTTCTTTCTGGAGTTTTTGTATTTAATTCAGATTCAAAGTCATCAAGAATAATTTTTGTATAACGAAGACCGAGTTCCGATCTACCGCGAAGTCTTTGACTGGTTCCTTTTGCTATAATTCTGTCACCCTTAGATGTGGTGATTTCTTTTTCCGTCCATTTGTTTCCAGCTATATCACCAAAGTAATAATGCAAGGCAGGATTTAATTCTATGTGTGTTTTAATATATTTTAAATGGTCTATCGCCTGTGTCTGTTCTTCAGATACCCAAGCTGCAAATTCATTCTTTCCTTTAGGATTAAAATATATCCTATGAAGCAAAGCTGCTTTTGCCATGGTGGACTTGGTATGGCCGCGAGGTAATATAACACAGAGCCTTCTTATGGTGCTATCTAAAAGAAACTCGCCTACATTATGATGAAACGGTGCTGGCTTTGATTTCATAAAATCATCTGGAAGAAAAAGCTGCCCAAAGGCAACCAAGTCCTTTGATACCATATTAAGGACTCTTTCTTTCTCGTCCAAGTTATTCGAAACTATATTAAAGTTTTCTATCATTCCAGTCTCCATTTGGAATTTCCTCAAAAACATCTACTAATTTAAGAAGGCGTGGGCCAGCAACATATGCCCAAGCTTCCACTTCTTCGCCTTTATCCATATTTACTTTAACTTTAACCCTATCGTAAAGACCAATAGCAAGACCTTCATACAAATCATACTGAGCAATATCTTCGCTAGTTACATCATGAATCTCTACCACAGTACCTTTACCTTCATAGTCCTGTATTACAGCAGGAAACCTTTGATGCCCAGGATAAACAAGAGAAGTATTTTCTATTCTTCCAGTATCCTTACTTCCATTACGAAGAGTTCCGTATACCGCAAGCTTCATTTTTGAAGCATACCGTTTTTCCCACTACTTTGTACGGTATTCTTTTTAATCTTTCTCTTTTTCTTTAATTCCATTGAAATTATAGAAAAATTCTCTGGAGCACCTGGTTCACTGATAACTCGCTGAACAACATTGCTGGCAACATTATCATTTATCATATAATCATCCAAAGACTTCTTCAATTCATCTTCTTTCAAATCATCATGTACTTTTAGTACTAGATCAAATTTAACAGTTTTCATTTATGCTTCTCCACAATTAAATATTATTCCAGGCATTCGCATTTCGAAGTCCTCATCGTATGACGAAAAACATTCACAACACTCTATGGAAAAATAATCTTCCGTTAGGTTGTACCATATAGATGTGTATTCCCACATAGGAAATCCACAAACTATACATTTCTTATTTCTTAACTTCTCTCGAAGCTTCAATGAGCTTTTTCGAATCTCCACCTTGGATAGCATCTAATTGCTCCTTTGTAAAACCTTGGAATAGGGTTAATGATTCAGTTCTCTTCTCAGTATCCATCATTCCGCTAATTTGCATAAGAGCCTTAATAGCCTGAATCTTATCTTTATCCTGCGATTTCTTTGCATCAACAATTTTTTTCATTTGTTCAAGCAAATACAGAGGCGTAATCTCAGCCTCATGCAGGACTTTGTCAACTTCTTCTCTTATCAAGTTTTTGATCCTTTCTGTGCTTAATAGTATTTTCCCTTGATAATCTGCATATTCTTCATTATTGGTAGGAAAGGCTTTTATAAATGCCTCTGCGATGCCATCACCTTGCGCAACGAACTTAGCAAACAAGAATTCACGCCTAGTAGCCTTCTTCCTATGTTTCTTCTGTTGATACAATGTAACATCACTATCTCCGAAAGTATACATATTCTTTCTAAGATCACCTTCCATCTTCATAGTATCTCTGCAAACAAAAGAGCCGATAGCTGTCCTGACGTAATAATTATACACTCCCTTAGACTGACTGATTTTTAGCTTGCCCCTTTTGAGGACTTGGCATATTTTATCATCATCAGTCTTAACCCAGCTACCTTTGGTGCCATCCCTCCAATTCAGTATTATATTTTCATCAGGACAGTATTGGCGAAACTCATTCTCATTATCATATACCCTGTGTTCGACATTCTTTATTTTACGAACAAGCATATATTATAATATAACCCTTAAGTATACCTTTGTCAAGCATTACCTCGCAATACTTCTTAGTTCTGTTGGGCTAGAGCCTATACTAGATTTGCTTCTTATGAACGGAGAATGACATCCTCCACACCTGTATACAGGAAATTCATTAGAACTTGTAAAGTATGTAGCATCCGACGGTTTAAGATTCTTACTTCCGCAGGAAGGACAAACATTACTATCCATCAATATGCCAAGATTTGGATGATTCTTTATATATGGTCTCAATTTAAGATAAAGCTGCTCCAGTCCAATAACATCTCTTTTATTGTACTTAAGCATTTCAGCTAATCTTTCTTTATCACCATTCATGCAATCAATCCACAATTGAAACTCAGTCTTTAATTTCTCCGAAAGACCGAATGTCTTAGTAAGAAAGTCTTGCTTATTAGAACTAAAAGCAAATTCCTTTCTTGCAATCTTTAATGTGTCTATTGATTTATATGGAGATGGCGGATTCATATCATTAAGTATGAATCTTGCATTGAGTTTCCTTATATCAAACCGATCACCATTATGAGCAACTACAATATCAGCTTCATCAATCAACTTCCATACGGAATCCAATATTCTTTTATCGTCCCTAGCAACAGCTTCTTCTGGAGTAAGAACGTCAGACAAGACATTTTCGTCATAAAGCCATTTAGCAGCCCAAGACAGGACATACCAAAATTTTTGATGACCAGCCTTATCTCTTACAATATTGGTATGCGGAATATATTGCTTCCCAAAATCCCATACCCATACAGGCATAGGAGTTGTTTCTATATCAAAAATCAATATCTTAGGAAGAATACCTATATCCGCTACATCAGTGGGTCTAGACCATCCCATAGATTCTACTTTCCGAGTAACAGATTTATATGTACGCATAAAACCAGCAGAATCCAATTCGGAACAAAGAGCCTTAACGCTTTTCATTGTCCTTGCATACTGACTTATTATACTCATCTCAGCTTTAGTCCACCTCATACTCTTTTTCTCCTTTGATTGATTACAAAAATAACTAATCTTAAGAATAGTGATTCTACATAGAGAAACAATGTTTTCATTTGCCCCATACCTTTTCTGCAACTAATTGTGCGATTACTCCGTAAACCGACAAATCCTTGAAAGCATCCATGTATGTTTCATCACGTACCGCATTTTCGCCTCTATGCTTTACAATTATGTTTTTAAGCCGATTCACCTTGTCATTCATTCTTATGACCAAAGCAGTAAGTGCAAACATTCTATCTTCATCATCATTCAAATCGCCACCAAGCGTTATATTTGCACAACCGTAGTCATACTGCTTTCGGCAGAACAATTCATATTGCTCTCCAGTAATAGCTTCAAACCTTTCCATCATCTCTGGATAGGCTTTTTCTATTGATCTTACTATTTGCTTACTTTCCGCCATAGATAATCTCCTACTCCTAGTTGATGGAATCCATTCGCAAGACTCTCGATAAGCCCTTCATCATGTGGGGAGCCAGTATTTACGAGAATAACGTGAATTACTTCATGCAAGAAAGTTTCGTTCCTTCTTGATGTAACAAGCTTCTCATCTAAGAATATCTCACAAGTACGTGGATTGTTCATTCCGAAGAGCATTTTGTTTTCTTCGCCTTTTCTATCGCCATCCATGAACTTTACCTTATACTCATGACCACCTATGTTTATTTTTCGCATTCTTCTTTCTCCTTATTATCGTTGTTTTCATCTCTACCCCATCCCCAAGCTGGTACGCTATGCGGCATCACACTTGCGCGGACAGGCGTTTCTTTTGATTTTACTTCATCAATTATCTTTTCAAGAAACTTTATTTTCTTCGGTGTAATGTTTTTTTTGTTTATAACACTCATTTGGTTATACCTGGTACCACTATATTATCAAAGTAGTCACAACCCTTATCTATGAAGCAGTCCTTACCATGCATATCTTTATCTATTGTATAATGTAACACGTCGTCCTTTCTGAACATTAATGCCCCTAAACACTTTCCTGCGTTCCAGTTAGCACAATTGTTCCTAGCATCAGATTTCTTATATTTTTCCACTTGCTACATAATATAAGGTAATATACAATAAAAGTCAAGCAAAAAATTATTTTTCTTTTTTTTAAGAAAAAGCTTGACAAAAGGTACTTTAAGCCTTATATTGTTAGTACGTAGTAAGCTTAATATAATATATATATATAATATATATATAAAGAAAGAAACATATTACTAACGTAATATTAAAAGAAAGAAAGGAAATGACATGACTTGGTTTTACTTTCACTGCGTATTGGCAATTGTTATACTAATCGCCGATGCAAGAGGTACACTTGAACCATCTTTAAATGCATTTGAAAAGAAAATCGGGCTATATACAGAGCCTGATACTACAAATACAGAACCACCATTTTATATTCCACCATTGGAGAATAACGATGAAAATAAATAATTTAACTCAATATACAAAAAATTATACCAAAATTTTTAAGGATTGGGTAGAAAGCCGTACTCCTGTACCAGATCTTAGAAAAAAGAAATCCGTTCAAAAATCTAAAAAATAACCCCTCAGCCTACCAAACTACCAAGAAATCAAAAAAACGCCGTTAAAGTACCAATATGGCGCTTAAACCGCTGTATTTATCTTATACTTGTAATACTATTATAGCCGCAAGCCTTCAGAGTGTATTAAACTACAAATATTTGCCAATTATGCGTGTAGATCTTTTATCGGCGATTGGGCATCCCCCGTCTCGTAGATTGGAATTTATCTAATTAGTTGAAATTTTGCTATTGGGTTGGAATGTCTAATAAATTGGAAATTGTCTAATGAAATATATTTTATGTAAAAAAAAACCCCCGTTTTTTAGGCGGGGGTTTCTTCTAAGTAAGTAGAACTATACTATTTCTTCGTATTCTTTTCTACTTCCTTGTTACAATAAGCGGAACAACGTAGCACCTTACCATCATCATTTTTGAAGGTCGGTAACTTTTCTATTTCGCCCTTGAAATATAGATAACTTTCCCGAACTTCCTTCGGTGCATAATCTATATTGGTTTTGGTTCTAGTACCTTTTAAACACATTTTACCGCCCGAAACTTCTACCAATTTGGCGTTTAAGTGTTCACCCGTACCTAGTTCCGCCACTACTTTTTTAGCCACGTTAAAGACATTAATTAAAATGTCTATGGCTTGATCTATGGATAATCTAATCATAAGATTTAGATTCCTTTCTATCTTTTTGTTATTTACTAGTATCTTCACACCCAATATTAACCCATATATATATATCGGTGCAACCTATATTTTCCTTATAGACCTATTTCCTAACAACTTTTGACTTATTAGACAACTTATTTCCGTATAGATTGTAATAAAATGCTCTCTTGATCGTAATTATATCTGATAAATAATTGTATTAGATAGGCATTAAATCTAATAAATATTTTTAAAAATTGTCTAGGAATTGTCATATTTTTGGCGTAATTTCACCCAAAGTGAAGATATGTTCAGACTAAATCAAACTAAGGAGATTATTTAAATGTCAGATAATTTAATTAATCTACAAAATAGTCGTATATCTAAATTGGAAACCCAATTAGAGGAAGAAAAGAAGAAACGAGATACCTTGATTGAATCTACTAAAGGTAAAGGTTTAGAGCCTATGCACCTTGAAATAGAAAAAACAATTAAAGGCTGGAATCTTACACTTCCCCTAAAGAAGGGCGAGAAGAAACCAATTACCATTAGCGAACTAGAATCTCTTAAGGCTTGCTTATTTCTGATGGAACCTTTCTATACTAAGGCACAATTCAGAAACCAAGCATTCGAGCTTTATGACCGAAATACTAGGACGCTTTTCCAGGATTATCGTGTTTTTACTGAATATGCGGAAATGGCTGACGGTGAAGTGGTAGACCAAAAACCGAAGGCAGAAGAAACGCAAGAGAATATGGTAAAAAAGCTGAAAAGTAGTAGAATGCCTAGAAATGGTAAAGTTCAGAAGAATGTTCCAAAGATAGATACACGAATATTTAACAGAAACTATTAATTGACCTAATAAATCGCTAAAAAGGAGGTGAATCATCTAGATGGTTGGTATAAAAGACCGTAAATTTAGAGTTACTAAATTCTTTTTCAGAGGATATCTTACAAATCAGTGGGTGGTGCAAGTTTTTAGAACTTGGAACGACAGCAAGGGATATTCAGGTAGTGCTTGGAGAGGTATTTCACCTAGTACTTTTGATACTAAAGAGAAAGCACAAAAGTGGCTCGATAACAATAAGGAGATTAAACAATGTTTAATAGACTAATAAATGCCATAGATAAATGGTTCGAAGTCTGGATTGTGGTAATAGCCACAATCACGGGAGCTTGGGTTTTCTATCGGGTAATCGAATTTCTAACAATATAAGGAATATTAGATATGCCACCAAGAATGCTCCCCGTAATAATGTATCAGGATAAAAAATGGTTCAAAGACGATAGGCTGCGGCAAATTCGTCAGGTAAAGAATCCTCATAACTTTATGGATTACTATAAAGTAGAATGGGATAAAACGCAATTAATTAGACAAGAAACTTTTGAGAATTATTTGATGACTGAAAAGTAAACTATAAACCTCGGAAACAAACAAGCCAGCATTATGATAAGATACTCTTATGACAAATGCCCACATATAAATAAGCATCAGCTTGTCAAGTGGGCTCAGAAACATTTCAAAATCTCTCGCCACAAGGCGGACTCATATCACAAAGACCAACTCTATGCTATGTGGCATAGGGTAAAAAGGAAAGGAGAGTAATAATGCCTAATAAATCGGCTAAAATTAGAAAGCGTAATAAACGGCTGCTTAATGATAAATTCAGCAAGCAAGGTAGAACTAGAGCCCAACGCAAAAGACATAAATTAAAAGTTGAAAGACAAAATGAAAGGAGATGAAATAAATGAAATCAACTTGTAACTTTTGCTGGAATAAAGATATAGAGGATGGATTAGCCACAAGAGAAGAAGTACCGAATCACAATAGGCTTGTTTATCCTGTTTATGATAATCACAGACTTTTTGTATTTAATGCTTGTAATAAATGCGAGAAGGAACAAAGGAGTAAATATGACCCAGTTATATTTAATGATTATAAAGCGTATGAACAGAAAGTTTTAGAAAATGGAGAAAGTTTCGATTAACCTTAAATACTATAGAAAGGAGGTGATTAAATGTTTCAGATGGAATCAAACAATCAGTCCGAAAAGAATCAAAGGGACTATGAACTTTATCTCGAAGCAAATCCACATAAAAGGAAATGCGATTTTAGAGAGCATAGTGCATTGACGGAAGAAGTTCTATCAGAGATTAATAAAGTTCTGAAAGAACATATGGATAAATTATCTGGCGGCGACGATTGGTATGACATTGATAAGAGTAGAATAGCCTTTATTGAGTCATATACATCCGACTGTCCAGGTTGGTGCGGACAGATAGCCTTGGTTATCTGGGGTTCGGTATGTTTTCAGACTGTTTTGATAAATGATAAAGAAAAAGGCTGGAGAATTGCTTACGAAGTGATGGAAGATGGTCTTACAGTTTATGAACGGCTCGGTAGTGAAGGTCGTACTCCATTTACAATAAGACCACCGAAGCAGACAAAGCGTGTCTGTTGCCAAAACCCAAATAATTTAGAATCTTAAACTCTTAATTGCTATGAAAGGAGGTGATATAAATGCAGCAAGCAATCATATGTGATATTGACGGAACGCTAGCTCTTAAACACGATGGAAGAGATTGGTATGATGCTTCTACTTGCGACTTAGATAATATTAATGAACCTGTTCAGCTTGTTTTGAATATGGCTCAAGACTATAATTTAGGTAGTCCAGAATTTGATATTATATTTGTATCTGGTCGTCAAGAAAAGGACAGAGAACCAACTCAGGAATTTTTGGAGAAGTATGGTTTTGATGGATGTCCACTCTTTATGCGTACTACTGATGATTTTAGAAGTGATACTATAATCAAAAGAGAGTTATATGAAGAGAATGTAAAAGGAAAGTATGAAATCCTATTTGTTCTCGATGATAGAAACTCTGAAAAATGTCCAGTAGTGGATATGTGGAGAGAATTAGGGCTACCTTGTTTTCAAGTAGCAGACGGAAATTTCTGATAAAACTATTAACCTTAATCGCCAAAGAAAGGAGGTGATAAGTATGGCTAAGAATCTATTAGCACTTCAGAGTGTTAATGCTTATGTAGACAAGGATAATATGAGAGTATATCCTATGCTCACTTGCGGTCTACCAGAGATTAATGCGACCTCGGAAGCACTTGATTTGACCATCGAAGATGGTAGAATAACAAGTCTGTACCCATCTGATTCAGATGAATCGCAACCTGGTAGAATAAATGTAGCAAATATGTCTGCAGGAGACCATGATGATCTCATTAGAACTTGGTTTCGATACAAGTTAAACCCAGGAGCTAAGAAAGTTGTAGCAGCTTTCGAAAGAGCCTAAAAATAGAAGGAGATTGAAATATATTGTCCACAAAAACTGAGCCAGCCGTCCTCGGAATCCATCGTTCCAGAGAATAATAAGGCATACTCCGTTCTTTATAGAGAGCGTAATACAGAGCGTAATGAAGCGAAATTTGCTCGGACAGAGGGTAATGGAGCGCTCTAAAATTATTTTTATCTCTAAAAGAAAAGACTTGACTTTTATGATTTTTTGGTCGTATATTTCCGTATCGGAAAGAGGTATAAAATTTGGATTTTGTGAAAGAGATAATTAAACACTTGCTCGGACTTTGTGGTGAGCCTCATTATATTTTTTATGGAGGCACATTCATCTCGAGCATTATAGTTTGCTTTAAATCAATAAGGAGATATTTTGTCAGTTAAATTTAACGAGGGCGACAGAGTACTCTTTCTTAGGTCAGGTTCTGTAGATGATAGCACTGTTTACAGAGATTATTTAGGAACTATTGTAAATGTAAGCTCAAGAGAAGATAATCCTTATAAATATAAGGCTGAATTTGAGATTACATACTCAGATTCAGGTTCAACCGATACTGAGCCATATTCTGTAACTGAAAAAAGAAATTTATTCTGGCAACAAATTGCTGTTATATCCGATAGTACTGAATTAAGACTTAGACAGATAATAAGGATAAACCATCCCAGAATGAGGGATGAAACATCTGATCTCGCTTTACTTCGGGCTTTCGAAACTATCGAGGGATTAGCATATTTAAAAGTTTTAACACCGAACAGAGGAAATTGGAGAATCTGTTTAGAAGATTATAGAGATAGTATTTCTCCATTAACGGAAGAAAGATTAACCTCGCTTCCTCAAACAGTAGTTCGGAAGTTTTTGAGAAAGATAGCAAATATAGAAGATTTTATTCCAGACCGTTTAGAAAGATGTATAGATTGCAGCGAGTGGATGAGAGAGGATGAACTTTATAAGGCTCAAGGTATAGGTAGTCTTTGCGAACCTTGTCAGAGAACACACGAGTATGATTGTGAATGGTGTCATAAGACAATTCAACTGCGTCGAGTTCCATCCAGATATTATGAAGGAGAACTCGTTTGTCGCTACTGTTATGATGAACGAGTATTCAAATGTAATAGCTGTAATAGGTCATTTTCAGACAAAAAAAGTTTTAATTATGACGGAGTAAGGTATTGCGACCCCTGCTATAATAACAGAGCAACAAGTATTTTAACTAGTCCTCCAAGAATGTTGAGGCGAGATATATTAGCAAAATTAAGTATACCACCAGATAAATTGTATGGTATGAATAGAAGTAGAACTCCAGTGGCAGTAGAGATAGAAGCCATACCTGAATTTAATGATGATATTAGCTGGGATGGCTACCCTACTGGATGGACTGATGTCCACGATACCTCGATAGACGATGAATCTGGTAGAGAATTTATTATGGTTCCAGAAATAGGAGATGATGCATTTGCACTGGTTAAATCCTTTTGCTTGTGGGCAAATGATAATGATTTTTATGTCAATAATAGTTGTGGTCTCCATGTGCATACTGATGGCTATTACATAGGAGTACAAGGACTTAAAGGTATATTATTGACTGTTAAAGCTTTAGAGCCTTTTATTTATGATATGTTGCCACCAAACAGAAGTAAAAACAGATATTCACCACCTATGGATGATGGAATTACATCTGATGATATACTTAGTATCTCTTCTGCAAAAGATTTGTCTGTTTTATGGTATGAGAGTATGAATAGCACAGAGGCAACGACAGATAAATATAATTCGTCAAGATATAGAGGATTAAATATACACTCAAGATTTTTACACGGCACTATAGAGTACAGATATCATCATGGAACTCTAAATAGTTACTTTATAACTAAATGGATGGCTTTCTGCTTAGGTATGTCAGATTTTGGTGCAAGATTTTTAGAGAGAGATGATAAGATAAAGAATTTATTTATTAAAAATGAGTCAAACGACTTCAGCGATTACTTATCTGCTATGAATATGGATGATTTAATTCCTTATGTAGAGGAATTGAGAGAGAGAAATGCAGATGCCCATATTATTGAAAAAGGGGCTGAAGAAGTAACGAGTGGTTCATGGGAAAATGCACGAAATCAGTCGCAGGCAGAGTTTCTGCGTGATATAATGTCAGACCCATTAGTAGATAATATGATAGAAGAAAGAGAGGAAATGTAAATGTGTGGAATATTCGGATTTGCCAAGCGTGAAGGCTGGCAGAGCGATGATCAGATGCGCCGAATAGACGATGTGATTACTAATCTCACTTGGGAATCCGTAGTCAGGGGACAAGACTCCACTGGACTTGCGATTGTTTCTAAGGAGGATAAGTTAGTATATAGAACTCTTCAACAATCAGATGAACTTGTATGCAGTAATGAATGGAATGGGATTCTGGAAAAAGTTGATAGAGACACTACCGTCTTTATGGGGCATGTGAGATTTGCGACCCACGGAACGATTAACATACAAAACGCTCATCCTTTTACTAAGGGGAGTGTTATTGGCGCTCATAATGGTGTAATATACAACCATAAAGATATAGCCAGTAAAATTGGTAAAAATGTTCAAGTGGATTCTGAGGTAATATTCGGGCTGCTCAACAAAAAAGATAAATATCAAGATGTGTTTGATTTACTTGAAGGAGATTATGCACTGAGTTGGGTAAATGAAGATTATCAGACGATTAATCTTATGCACGAAGATGGTAGACCTCTTCATATAGCATATTGGAAGAAAGCGAGATGTCTGTTTTGGGCATCCACTGCTGATATTATGGAGGAAGCACTTAAATCTGCTGGTCTTGTAATAGATGTATATTCTCTTCCAATAGACACTGTATATGAATACGATACTTCTGTGTTCTGGAAGAGCTTAGAACCAAAGGAAACTAAAGTAGAAACCAATGAGAATTGGAATAAATATTCTAATATTGGTTACTATCACGGAGGTTGGAGCCACGGTTCTAATAACTACGGTAGTTCAGCTAAAAGGTGTAAACTTTGTCATGCAACGACTTACAGGGCAGATTCTATTTGCTACCAATGTGCAGATAAGCCAGAAAAACAGCTTAAAATGGACAATAATGGCGACTGGATGGCAAGGTGTACTGATTGTAATATGGATGTGTTCTATGACGATCTCGCATACGATACTCAAGGTGGGTATATATGTAAAACCTGTGGATTTAACTCAGGATACATAAAATCCTCTACAGCTCAAGTTGTAGAAGAGAAGATGCACAGTTGTGATTTTTGCGGAGATGGTGTAGCGGTAATCGATATGAGATATACTGAGGGATATGGTCTCTGTAAATATTGCTATGATGCTGAATATAATCGTAAAAACGGTGATAAAACTAATCTCCCAGCGGTTTTAGGATAAGGAATTTATGGTAAAGAAAAAGAAAAAAGCTGTATTTGTCGGCATAGCTGACCCGATACAGATAAAATCAAAAAGATATGTAATGAACATGCTCTATAAACGTGCCAGGAAAAATCCGTTTATTGCTGATAAGACATTTGAAGAGTATATGGAGCACATTAAGTCTCAAGTTAGAGATTTAGAGGGTGTGGAAATTACAGCTTCTAACGAAGAAGAAATGTATAATTCTCTTAAGAGCCTTGGGTGGCTGAAAGAGATAAGTGTACTGGCTGTGTATATAGTTACAGCTAATTATGGTATAGCATAGGAGGTATTATGCCACCAGATTCTGTACAAAAACCAAAGATAATCGGAGAGTGTTGTTGCTGTGATCGTGAAATAGAGGAACGGTATGAGCTTCGTGGTCTCGATGACGGGCTCTATTGTGAAGATTGTTACAATGAGGTATTCACTCAGTGTGAGGATTGTGGAGAGGTAATTGAATACGAGTATGCAAACAACGATGACAATGGATATACCTATTGTAATTATTGCTGGGACAGCAGACATGAGGATGTAGATTTAAACTCTTTTGATAATTCTCTTAGTGTTTACAATCCACCAGAAAATACCACATTTGAGCACAACAAATTTGAAAGATTTGTAGGTGTTGAGATAGAAAATCTCGGGCATCGTGATTACAATCCTCATGGTAAGCCAGACTCGTTTTACACATCAAGTGACGGAAGTGTCTGCACTTCTGATGAGGATTATGGTGGATATGAATTTATATCTCAACCTATGTGTGGAGATACATTATTTAGTGAAATAGATAAGATGGGAGCCTGGCTTCGCAGAGAGGAATTTAGAATAAACAAAACTTGCGGATTACATATACACATTGATGCAAGAGATTTATATTATAAAGAATTAAAGGGTATAATGCTCGTAACAAGGGCTTTTGAGTCTACTATATTTAGTATGTTGCCAAGTAGAAGGTATGATAGTAATTGGTGTAAGAGTATAAATATGTCTGTAAATGCAATAAAGGCTTTACAATCAGACTCTGATTTTATTGGCAGCTATTACAATCACTGCGACGAATACCCCTCGCTTGACAAGTATAATGATGCAAGATATCAAGGTCTCAACTTACACGCAAGGGTATATCTTGGAACTATAGAGTTTAGATATCATTCTGGAACTAATAATCCTACAAAAATTAAGAACTGGATTACTATGTGCCAGTCAATAGTAGAAAAAGGCATAGCACTAAGCAGGGAGTTTGATAAGAAACCTGAAGATTGGGATGCTAACACGCACTTACTTATGAATGCTGACGGAGATTTAGGCTTACAAGCGTTTATAGAAATACTTGAACTTGATGCCATAAAATATTATATACTAAGGAGAGTGTGCAAATTTGACCGCCCAAGTACGGAGGAATCAAGACAGTACATGGACAATGAAATTAACTTTCGGTATATATAGTATAATATATATATATATATATCAACCAACCAGGAGGTATTAACAATATAAGCCTTAAATGGGAGTTTGTCAAGCAAAAAATAAAAAAAAATTAATTACTTGCTTTACATATTATGAAGCATTATATTTATTACGAATAAATAATTAAAAAAGAGGAAATATGCCTGCAATCGGATTTAAATACCCAAATGGTGAACACATCTCATTCGAAGAAATATTTGAGGATGGTTCGCTAGACCTAGAGAGAATGGGTATAGTTTTACCAATGTTAAGAGAACTGGCGAAACAAAGACCGCCAGATAGAAAGCCATCAGTAACGGAGTGTCTTACTGGCACATGCGAGGCTTATCTTAAAAGAACTGAACAATATTTCATAGACCCGCAAGAGCACGCTTTTGCCCTAGCAGGTACATTACACCACGCTAAGTTAGAGAGAAATGCAGATGAGGATTTATCTGAAATATCTATGGAAGGAATGGATATTACAGGAATCGTGGACTTATACGACGAAGAGAGCAATTCACTTATTGACTATAAAAATGCAGGTTCTTATAAAGTAGCACAGGCTTTAGGGTTAGACTTTTACCTAGAGGACGATCCAACTGGTGCAGTGTATCTGCGTAAGGGCAAGTGGGGTAAGAAAGGAGAACCAAAGAAGGTAAAAAGATTTTGGATGAATCCAGAGAAAGCAGACCTTGGCGATTGGGGATGGCAAATAAATTGCTACAGATATATGCTTGAAAGACAAGGCAAAGAAATAGATAATATGTATGTACAGATAACGGTTCGTGATGGCGGTATACAAGCCGCAAGAGACCGAGGTGTAGAGAGGAAAATATACCTTATAGAAGTTCCGTACATTCATAATGACCATATAGAGGAAAAATTCTCCCTAAAAAGAGATGCATTGATTGAAGCTCTAAGGTTCAAAAAGCTGCCAGAAATGTGCAGTGTAGAAGAAACTTGGGGAGGTAAGAAGTGCGCTAGCTATTGTGATGTTAGGGAGATATGTCCGTATGTTAAAGAAACACTTTAAGGAGAGCAATTTTGGCTAAGAAGAAAAATGAAATAGTTAGAATTCGAGACGAAGAGCTAGAACAGTCTATTGTTCAAAAGCACAGGAATATTTCTCAAAAAGTTACACCAAAGTCTCATGTAAAGACGAGGCCTGATGGCTACGACTATGTAGATGAGGCTTATATGCGTAACGAATTGACGAAAGAATACCCTGTGTGGTCTTGGTCGCCTGCAGGAACAGACCCAGTACAGTTCCTTGGATCTGAATGGGTTATAGTTTCGGGGTTACTAAGAATAGAAGACAATGGTGTACTAAGAGAATTCTTTTCGCCTGGAGCTGCAAGAGTGCAATTCGCAAGAGGTAAACCGCACACCGCTGAAAATGTCAGAGATATTGACAAAAATGTAGCAAGTGCTAATACTAATGCATTCAAGAGAGCAGTCAACAGACTTGGCAATGTAGCCGACGATGTTTACAGAAAACAAGACCTTACTTTATCCGATGAGGATATAGAAAGTATAGTAACCAAGATGAATGGTCTTTCAGATGAATGGAGAGACAGGATAATGGTTAGCGTAACAAATGGTGAGGTTCTTAAAACTGACTTGAAAAAAGTCATTAACAAAATAGATCAACTGACTAACGAACAGGAGCAAGCCAATGGCTGATGTCGGAACGATACTCAACAGCGGTGGACAAGACTCTTGGTATGACCCAGCACAAGATTATTCTGGGCCAATGCCTGAAGGAGAGTACAAAGCTCACGTGAAATCATTAAGTGTTAAGAGGAACATAGTTGTTAAAAGCAAGTTTCTTTCAGACATTTATGAAATTACTTTCACGGTTGCTGATGAGAACAAGGATATGGAATATCAAAACGATAAAGGAGAATCCGTTAGTGGTTCTACATTTGTCGGAAGAGATTTCCGTTCCAAGGGTTTCTTTAGATTTAAGAAACCTAGAAAAAGCGAATACCCCAATTTAAGCGAAAACATGGGTTCTAATAGGTCTTATATGGAACTTGTGAATTCTTTTGGTTTAAATATGGAAGAATCGGATGGCAAGTTTTACCTGCCAGAACTCGATGAAAGTGATATTGAAGGCTTACCAGTGGTGGCTAGAATATATCACGACACTTGGACTGATAGTGAAGG